TCGGAAGACTCTTGTGGCGAACACGCGCTTTCGTTTTAAACGGACGAGGCGCGTAAAACAATTTGCCACTATACCCCGACTCCAAGTACCCGCCAGCCACGAGCATCATCTCGAACAAAGGGTTGCCCCTGAACTCGAAACGAGGAACGATGGTCTTAAGATACTTGTAGTTTTTGGGGCACCCGGATGTCAAGATCCCTTCATCGGGACCGTGCCATTCGGGTATGAGTCTGGCTTTTCCGACTAGGAACGTCATCAGTAGGCGAATAGACCGCTGGAGCAGGACTCCTGTTTTAGCAGACCATTCAAGACACTGATTGATGGCGACATAGACGGCCCGGTCGTCGTATAGGTGTTTTACATAGAAAGGCGTAACATCTACACCTTTGTAATAATCACCACCACACGACTCACGGAATGGGCCACTACGGTAAGACTTTTCGTGATTCACGAGAAGACCTGCACGTACCAGAACTTCGCAAACGTCGTCGTACTCATGCGTTGGTATGATTATATCATCACCAAACACACAAGTCTTCCCCCAATCCATGTAAAGATAAGGGGAGGATGGAATGCGACATCGTACAGCGTAGATTAAGGAAATGATAATGAGTGTCATCAAGGGGAAAGTAAAACCGTTCCCCATAGTTGAAATCATATTCAGATCCATATCCAGGTCCAGCTGTTTTATCCTTATCCTTGGAGAACGGATAGTCATCAACAGTTGGAACCAGATATCTGGGACGAGCTCACGTACGAGCGCAATAGATATCATGTCAGAGTCTGATTTAAGATCAATGGTTGCGAAACTTCCATCGATCGAGCCCTGCTGCGCCATTAGTTTGTTTTTGAACTGTTGGTGCCTGATATCTAGCCCGATTGCGCGCAACGCGCCTTCGAGATAAACACCGGCAGCTAACTGAAGTGCCATGTTTCCCGAAGGTTCAATTGCAATTGTACGTACCGTATCCTCATTTTTAGGAACCGTTGACAGTCGCGAACCACTCACTACGCATGTACCACCTCCAGTTTGGCCATCATGGGCCGAGAGGTAAAGATTACAGCGGCGTAGCGACTTAACGAGTGGTTCACAAACGGCGGTGCACGTCATTGGTTGATTAAGTTTATCGACGGTATGAGTCATAGGGGTCCCGTCAGGCCATAAAACGCCATTACTGGACCCCGGCCCAAACCGCCAAAAATCGACCAACGTGGGTATGTCTAAAGTCTCCTGTATCAGTTCGGGAACAAAGCGTCGTGTATAACGCTCAAGCACCACTGTAATAAAGTGCTTTGCGTTTGCAACGTCGTCAGCTCCCAAGCTAAGAACATGAGCGCCAACTGAAGAGTTCGTCTCAACAAAATTGAGGCGAGCTTCTTCAGCGAGACGTCCCCGGATGTATCGAGCTCTCTTGCGAGATCTCTGCACCAGGCGCTCAACCGCGAAGCAAGATTCTTCGCTTCTAGGTCGGGCATCTTTCAACTCCTCTGTCAGTACCGTGAAGAAAGCATCAAGCTTACCCTCGTGTACCTTGCGTCTACTCATAGAATATCTCCTAATGAGCGCATCTGACCGTAGTCAGTGCACCCTTGCAGGGTGCAACGCCTTGGTTAGATGATGCCCGAAATAACAGTATCGGCGATACCCGAAGCTTGTGCCCAGCCCACACCAAAGTGTGCGCTGATCATAGCCCGGATTTCTTCCGACTCATACGTGTCGCAGCCAGCCGGAACCTCAATCACAGTGCTAATACGCATTGTGATGTTGTTCTGGTTGACAGCAGGCGCGGCACCCTTACGGGTGATGAGCTTATACGTGTTGTTGGGGACGTTTTTGATGACGCCGGTAATGGGGTTCGCTTGCGGCAAAACCGAGAGCTTAACAGGTCGGAAGAACGAGATCGAAAACGGTTTAGAGACCGAATTGATATCGACTCCAGTCTGTGTGCCACCCAAAGCAGTAATGGCGAACTGCTTGCCATTAATGCTAGGGGCCACGTCAGTGGTCAAGGTATAGGTCGGGCTGGTAAGTCCAGCTACGGCCGCGCCAGTCACGGGCGATGCAGGTGCAAAAGACATGTATGTCTCCACTACTTGGTTAAAATTGCGGTTAGGTTCAAGAGCTTAGAAAGCCCATAGGACCCAATCTCATCGATCGTTTTAAACCGGAGCGATCGAACCGGTAAGGAGGATAAGGGTGTGCGCGTAAACAAAACATATTTTAACGACCCAGGCATGCTGGAGAAACCGGTCAGAGTATAACTTGACCCTCCAGTATTTAATGGGAACGAATCTATAGTCGCGTTTACCTCGTATCGCTTGTTCAACACGACATATGTCGTGTTGCCTGGAGGAGTATAGAATAAGTCCTCAAGGAAGTCGCCTACTGTCCCAAAATAATCAGCCACCCAGGAGAACGCCGTGAGCTCCCACAAAGTGGGAACTACGCTCTCGAGGTTCAACCCAAGGTGATCTGAGAAACTGTAACAGTTTGCGGCCTTAACAATAAAGTCATGACAAGCGATATACCGATAGGAGAGCCTGTGGTGGAGTCTGCCCCGTAGTGCTAAGGCGTGTCCTTGCAGGAAGGTATTCTGGTCAGAAGCATAACCAGAAACCCAATCTTTCTCGGCTTTACCCCGGAAGTGCATAGGCTTGCTATTATATTGCAAGAACCTGTCCACTGCTTCGATAGCATTATTTATGTCCCCGACCATTGGCGCAATGCCAAAATTATAGCCGAGGTATAAATCAGAGGCTTGTCGAAGTATTTCCCGAGGCCCACCCTTCTTGATCTTGCGTACTTGCTGCATAAACTTCCAGGTGTAACCAACCGCCTGATTTACGAGCCCGCGAAGTTCACGGAGCTCAGCAGTTGGAGCCAAGAGTTTTGCAGAACCCACTTGTTGCCTAAGCTTCCCCTTAACTTTAGCTAGAGCTTGATCCCGCAAGGTATCATCCTCAACCAAAGCAAGGTTAGGGAAAGTGCCGAAAGCGGCAGTGTATCCCCGTCGCGTCTGCGTGAATCCCGCACCAGTGAAAAGATTTGAACCACGAGCCCTTACGGCTCTGGCCCAGACCTCCTCTCTACGGTAAACGGTACTCGCATCAACGTTTTTAGCAACTTGCTCCCTCCAGTTTGGATTTTGATTATACGTATTGAGCGTGTTCGAAGGCATAAAACCTATTTGTGTCGCAGAACCGCTGCCAGTGAAGGACTCCGTCGGAAGACGGGAATCCTTTGTCCACTGGTAATTGCCCTGGAAACAAACTAGGGGCTTAAACACATTCATACGAAATCACCTCATAAAGAAGGAGCAGGACGGCCTGATCAGGCCGCCCTAAAACCCCCGGCAACTATTCAGTCATAAGGGGGACGGCGATTGCATAAACGCGAGAGAACATTTTCTCAACGACCAACCGTTTTTCAAGGGGGGTCAAGAGATCATTCTCAAGCGTAAGTGTAACGACGTCGCGAAGAAATTCCATAGAAAGATTGGAGTTTTCTTCGACAAAAGTCATGACATCACTGAGCTGCTGTACAGCATGGTCGAGCCAGAACCTGTCAGGATTCGCGTTCATAAGAGCGCGCTCACGATTGGTAAAGGGTAGACCGGTTGAACCGCGAACAAAATGTGCCATGATTTTTCTCCAGATGAAT